GATAATGACGGCAATGTTATCAACAAAAACGACCAGCAACTTTTAGATAATATTTATGGTATTTACTTAGACCTATTTCCTTCATCTGACATTAAAAATATGATGCGAGAAAGAAAAGGTATTGAGGGTGAGATACAAGACGTAGTAAATGGCTTTGCGGATACTGCAGCAAGAATGGCCAATCACATCGTTAACTTAGACTATAGACCTAGATTTGATGAACAATTCAAAGACATGAATGCTCAGTCGAAGGTAGCGATCGAAGAGACAATTCCGTTTGATGGCTCTATGAATCCACAAGAAAAAAATAATCTAAGAAAATCTTTGACATTGGCGGTTAATGACATTACCCAAAAAGGCAATAACTTTATATACAATCCCGTCGCTGATCCTATCTCTGCTAATTTAGGCTATCTCAGTTTTTGGTCCACCATCGCAGGTAATGTATCTTCAGCTATAGTTAACTTCACTCAGCTAGCTATCGTAGTATATCCAATGCTTATAGGTAAATACGGATTTGCTCGAGGTTCACAAGCTTTTGCCGATGCATTTAAACTGTACTTGAACGGAGGCATGGATAACAACAGACGGTTTATGCCTGATAAATCTTTTGGTATGATGAACGGTTATTTACGAAGCCAACAAAATGCTGATCTTGGATTAATACCTCAAGACTCTGTGTTACCTCAAGATCTTTTAGATCTATATCAATACGGCGTTGAAAACTCTGTGTTCAAACGTGGACTCGGGTATGAACTAACAGAACTTAGAGAAAAAACAGCTAAAGACTATACAGGCGTAAAGACAAAAGTCGACGCTGCACTAGGATGGATGTTCCAAAACACAGAGCGTGCTAATCGTGAAATAACTTTCATGGCGGGGTATCTAGCTGAAAAACAAGCTAGTCCAAATTCAGATTTTACTTCTATTGCAAAGTCAGCCCAAGATTTAACCAGAGAAACTCATGGCACGTCGCTTCCAGACGTAGGGCCTCGCTACTTCCAGACAGGTTTTGGTAAAGTGATGTTTACATTCAAACGTTTTGCTCACTCAATGATGGCTCTCATCCTTCGCCTTTACCACGACACAACAAAAGCGGGTGACGCTAGACGTGAAGAACTCTCAAAAATGATTGCATTAACAAGTGACACTGCTCAAATTCAAGCTATGGAAAAAGAGATTGCTGGTTTAGCTCTTGAAAAATCTGTAGCTCGTAAACAGCTAGCCGGTATCTATGGTATGTCATTTGTCTTTGCCGGTATGCAAGGGATGCCATTGTATGGCACATTTGAATCTTTATCAGAAGCGATGTATGCAATGTTTGGAGATGAAGATGAGCCGTATGATTTCAACGAAGATGTCCGCAGTGTCTTCGGTGATATTGGCTACAAAGGTCCTTTAAATAAATTAGTAAATTTAGATATAGCATCAAGAACTGGTTTCGCTAATTTATTTTGGCGCGACGATCCGAGACGTATTCAAGAGATTGGAGTGCTCGGATATACAATGGAATCTCTACTCGGTCCTTCTTATTCATACGCTAGAAGCTTCGGTCGAGGAGTTGAAGATATGTCACAGGGGTATACCTACAGAGGTATGGAGCAGATGATGCCGGCCTTCCTACGTAACCCTCTCAAAGCTTTCCGATACATGGACGAGGGTGCAAGGACAAAGAATGGTGCTCAACTAACCGATTTAAATGGGCTAGATGCTTTTATGCAGGTCTTCGGATTTACTAATGAAGATTTAGCGAAGGCGTATGAACAAAACTCAGCTATGAAAAATGCTGAGAGAAATATGCTACATCGTAGATCAGGACTGTTAACGGCAGCTTTCGTAGCAAGAGATAACGGTGACAATGAATTATACGGTGAAGTAATGAAGAAGATAGACAAATTTAATCGCTCTAGCACTGGACGACTAAATCCAATCACAGGTAAAACTCTGACCTCTTCTTACAAACAAAGAAAACGTGCGATTGAAGAAAGTGTCAACGGTGTTACTCTAACTAAGAAATACAAAGACTATCTACAAAAAGAATTTGGTGCTTAAGGTATCCGCCAAGTACGCACGCCCATCAAGTTATCTTCCATAACTACACAAGTCTTGACTCGGACTTTAGCTCGTTTAGCCCCGCTTTCAATTGCATGAATTAACGGGGCACTTTTGAGCGTAGGTATAAAGAAACTATCTCCTACTTCCATAAACTCAAATGGAAATATCCATTCAGGCTCATTGTGAAGCTGCATTTTGTTTTGCCCTGAATCCACTAGACATAGAACTTAATCTAATCTTATACACTGCTGTTGCAGATTTAGTAACGTCTTTCCAACCGGCATTCATACGTTGTTTCACGTCTGCTCCAGCTTGTATGTCTACGCCGGCTTGTTTCAATTGAAATACAAACTCTTTTGTACTAATAACTTTTTCAGCTAAATAAGCATCGTATTCTCGTTTAGAAAGATACATATAGTCTTTATCCCAATCTACCCGAGCAACAATCGCTCTATGTGGCTCAGTGACAATCTTACCATTATCAAAGGTTAAAATCTTATCTAGGTTCGCATCAATGTAGTCTTGCATGATAGCTTCGTAATCCACATTGTTAACCTTAACAACCTCATCACGGATTTGAATCATCTCACCGACGACAAAGTTATAAACTCTTTCTATATCTACTGTAAGTATACTTGCAGAATTTACAATCTCGGCGGCTGTCATAGTCACGGCGACTAAGTTCTCATAGAATCGATACGCTGTATCATTACCAAAGTCTTTAACAAATCTGTTTTCCCACTTTGCCAGATTCTCTTTGATGTCTTCTGGAGTGCCATAGTCATACACAGCTTTGACAAACTTGGATCCTGCCCAACCATAATGACTGTTGAATTGATCGAAGATTTCTTTACCTAGTCGAGAATCATCAATAAATGCTTTTGGTTTTCTTACAGGAAACTCAATCAACCGAGCCGCTTCCCCATTAGGATTAGAACGAATAGTTTTTAACTTATCGTAAATACTGTGGTTAGAAGTCATGATAGCAATCAATGATGCCGGTGCTTCATAGTCACGCTCAGCATTGGTCGAAGCCTGCATTTTTAGCTTAGCCTTACCTTGTGACACAGCTAAGATAAAATCAGATAGTAAGTAAGGGTTCTTATTACCTACTTCATCAAACCCAAATGGTAAGTTATGTAGCGTTAAAAATCTACCTATTAGTGCACTGGCTGTTGTGTTCATCACAGATAAGTCTTTTGGTTGCCCCCAAATACTTAAAGCTCCATACAGCGCACCTGTTTTAGCTGCTCCTGATTCACCAGTTAGCGATATAGCTACACCTGCCGTCGATGAGAAATCCATTAGGATAGACCCAAAGCCACACATCATTGTAAACATATGCATTTCTAAACCATTCTGATTTAGTTTTTGAGCCGCTTCTTGCCACCCCTCAAATGACCCACTTTGTGATAAGAATGGAGCAACAGATTTTGCTACGGCTGATATAGGAGTGCTCTTCTCTGTACCATCTCGATTAATTTCTGTGCTACCAACAACAAAAGAACTCTTATCTTCATTCCACCCCATCTGATCATACATGACGTCGTATTTGTTTTTCTTTTGCATATCTTTAGCCCACTCAATAAAATATTCCATAATATAAGCTTCCTGTTCTGATGATTGATAATAAATACCCTGACTGGTCAAAGCTTTTCGTAACTCTGACTTTTCATATACTGAAGTCATAGGCAATATAAATTCTTGAAGTCCGTCATGTGGGTGCCATACATTGATAACTAAACAGTTACCCTCAGATGAACTTCGCACATGTCGCACTGCTTTCATTGTGTATTCATAGATAACTTTGTCTTCTTTGTGACTAACTCCCTTCTTATCTACAATGGTGACAGATTTAAATACTCCGCCATTCTTAGCCCCAATCCAATATCCTTTCTCGTCCATTGATTCCGGTAGTCCTTGAGGATCTCTACGCACAGTCGGTAAATGTTCGCCCTCAAGAGGTTCTTCCTCTTTGAGTTTGACAGCAACTTTGTGTAGTTGGATTGGCGTTGATATTTTTTCCCAATGATTACAAGACGTGCATATTCCAGGCACTGTGCTGTTAAAGTCTTTACACGTTTTTGGTGCCCCCGTAGCTTTAGCCTCAGTTTCTTGAGGACTGTATCCTGGATGGTCTTTAGATATAACGTGGATCACTTCATCTCTATCAACACAATTATTAGCTAAAGATAATACCCTCCACCACAATGGTTCTTCTGCAGTCTTTACATTCTGAATGTAGTTTTTAATCTGACCACAACCGTCTTCAGCGTCAGTCATACTGGCAACTAAAAGCGGTTTAAAATGATTCTCATAATTACTATATTTAGCTTTGTTATTGTCTGACATTGGCATCTTCTTAACGATTTCTTCCAATGGCGTCCCAACATCCTCAATAATATTTTGAATATCTCCTAACTTATATTCGGGCGCATCACTAATAATTAGTGTAGGTTTTGACGGATGTTGTTTATAATTATTTGTGTCGGGGCATCTCAAGAGTCGTGCACTGTCGGCTGTAATGGCCATATCAATTTTCAAGTTATGTTGTGCACAAAGATTCTTTAGTTGTATCGCAAGGGGTTTCCATACATCAACTGTCATCTTTTCATCGATTGCCCAGTATGCGTGAATACCATTACCACTATTTATAATAGCAGGCGTCGGTAATTTAGTTGTCTCTAAAAATTTACCTAGCTCAACCAATGCTTCTTTTTGAGTTTGGTATTCTTTAGCCTCCCCTACATCTAGGTCTATGTAGAATGATTTAACGTAGAGTGTTTTAGAAGCTTCACGTTTTTGCTCATTGAATGAACTCATGGCAACAAACACATTTCTTTCTTCAGATCTGTGGGTTTCTATTAGTTCTACTAACTCTTCAATGGTTGTGGTGTATTGATGAACGAATCGGTTGTCATCTTTATTGTTGTAAGCTACGCAAAAATAACCCTCGTTGGGCAGGACTTTTTTATAAAAATCTAATAGCATATTGTCCCTTCTATAGATAAATAATGCCCCAAGGATTCACAAGGAGCATTATTCATTTTACTGCATTTCGCATAATTATCAACCCAATTTAGGTATGATATTTGTTTCTAAAAATAACTTAGCTTGTTTCCAATCGGAAATAGGTAAGTCGCCTTTGTCACTGTGTAGTTGATTTTGCCAAGCTTCTTCAAGAGCCTTTAAAAACTTCTTGATTTGAATTTGGTTATTCTCACGAATCGGTGAACCTCGGAACCAACTGTGAATGGTCATCCGAGATACACCAAAGACTTTAGCTACTTCAGTAATAGGAAGATCTGCATTGACACAGGCCTTCGCTAACTGAACACCAATCTTATCTTCGTCATAGTTATTCAACTCCAGTAAAAACTCTGGACTGTATTTTTTAGGCATGACTACCCCTTCGCCCACTGGTTGATGATATCAGATAAATCATCAGCCGGTTTTGGTGGAATGGTTGTCTCTGCACGAACTACAGGTTCTTCAGAAGAAACATCGCCGGTTGCTACAGGCTGTGAAGCAGGCTCTGCGATTTGCATTAAGTCGTCCGCAGTTTCTTGCTTAGGCTCTTCTTTATGAATGTAGCCGTCTTCTTCAGTAAACCCAAAGCGATTAGCGTTACTATCACCCTGAACATACTGAATCACTTGAACTGCTCGCAGTCTTAACGCTACTCCTGCACCAATTAAACTTGTGTAGTATGGGGCGATTGAACCATTTACTTTGATCTCTGAGCCACCCCAAATGTTACTGTCGATCATTGGAATGCCTTTTGCATCAAAGATAGCCGGTTTATATGCAGCTTTTGATTTGAATTTCAAAATTACATTACCTGTTGGTTCTCCGTTCTCATTCAGCTCTTCCATGTATGGTGGTGGAGCCTTCTTGATTTCCTTGCCTTTAGCTTTCTTAATCTCTTTCTCAACATTAGACGTAAAGACTTCGTTGATTTGTTTTAAGATTGGAATAGCGTCTTGCTTAGGTAAAACCAAGTTAACCTTGTATTCACCTTCTTCTGAAAATTTAGTATCAGGTTTAGATAACCATGGATACTGTGCAACACCTTTCGGTGTAGTAAATGTATTTGGCTGTTCGGCCATAACTTCTCTCCTTATTTAGATGATGGTTTTCTTACTGTTATTTTAAATTCCCTCATGGTACTGATACCTGGAGGGAGTCCTTCTTCTTGCCTAGTACTCACGAACTCTTTGAAGTTAGTCTGACTGATGCGTTGCTGTAATAACTCTAGGGCATTATTTTCTAGAATAAACTTCTTAAAGTTATCCCAATCACCACACACAAAGTTTTCTTTCAAAGTTTTTACGATCGTACCACTCTCAGTGCGTAATGTTTCAGCACCGATATCATTACAAGTGGATAACATAGCTTCTTCCAAACGTTCCATCTGTTCTTTCAAAACCGAATCCTCTTGGTCATACTTCCTAGCAAGTTTTTCCCTTTGTCCTCTCAGACCAAGATAAGCACTTACCAAGGAATCTGCTTTTATGTCACTCACAATCCTATCTCCTCACGATAAAGATCAACTAATTTCGTATGCCTATCTACTTTACCTTGTAGCATTGCATACATCCTTTTTTCAATCGGTGATCCTTGGAGATGAACAACCGTCATTTTGTTCTTCTGTCCTACTCGATCAATCCTAGCAATACACTGTAAATATACTTCTACGCTCATCACAGGCGACCAAAATACAATGGTGTCTGCTCGAGTCAAAGTAACTCCATGTGATGCTGACTGAGGTTGTATGACAAGTACCCTCGGATCATCTGCCGATTGAAACTCTTTGATGATGCGTGTCCGTTCGTTCGCACTGACATCACCGTTAATTACGTCGGAAGTAATATTGTGCTGTAGTAAGTTGTCTCTTACAATTTGTATTGTGTGTCGGTATGGCACAAAGACTAATACCTTTTGTTTAGTCTGTTCAATCACTCCCATTAATTCTTTCAGTCTAGGTCTAATATCAAAATCTATAACTTTCTTATCATCGGTGTAGACTGCTCCACCTGATATCTGTAACAGCTTGTTCATGTTGGCAGCCGCATTGACTGCCGTGACTTCCTCACCTGCGGCTTCAAATAAGAAGTCTTTCTTTAATTGTTCATAATACTTCTTAGCTTGTTTAGTTAGTGGCACTTCACGGGTTTGATACAGCACATCAGGCAAGTCAAGACAATCATTCTTAGCAAACCGTATCGCAGGTTGTAGTGTTTTAAATACTCTACCCTCAGCTTCCGGTCTAGGTTTCCATACAAACCGACTGAGTTGATACATCACCATGTCTCGCCAAGCTGATGAAAATTTAGGCACTCGATGTGGGCAGACTAATCTTGCTAGTCCGTATGCATCCACAGGTGACTGTGATGCCGGTGTCCCTGTTAACATCCATAGTTTTGTATCAGGCTCTAGTATAGAGTTTAAGGTTTTCCACCTTGCCGTGCTGACTGTTTTGTATGCATTCGCCTCGTCTACTACAATCAAATCAAACTTAGCTTTCTTAATATCATCTTTAACAATCTGCACCCCATCATAGTTAATAATTACAAACTCATATTGGGGGTTGTTGATAATTAACCGTCTATCTTCAGGCTTACCATGAGCCACTCCAGGCACACGATGAACGCACGTGTTGTATATGTCGTTCTTCCATGCTGAAGTCATAATAGAGAGTGGGCATATAATTAATACCCGTTTGATTAGCCCTTGATTCATCAGGTAATCTGAGGCCCATAACACTGAAGACGTCTTACCAGTCCCCGCCTCGTTGAAGCAGAATGCTCTATGCTGTGTGCTTAGAAACTCGCTGGTTGTCTTTTGATGTTCAAACGGTTGGAATCTACCTGACCATTTGTAGTCACGGCTGATAGGGGAAGGTAAAGGTTTATTGAATGATATTAATCGATTCAATTTGATTACCTCTTCGATGCCCCAGTGAATGACAATATCAGACAGCTCGTCTCTTGGCGTCACCACTTTAGCTTTTGGTATGTGTTCTTGTATTAGTTCACATGTGCTATTTGGCACAGTCAACAGTAATGCTTTATTATCTATAAGTTCCATTCTCACCTCTCATGAACTTATAGTATGAACTATTGTAAATTAAAAGTCAAGTATTATTTTATTTATTTTTTAGATTTTTTTCGTTCGCGTTTACTTGTCTCAGAAACAAGTTTGCGTTGGGAGTTACGCTTGAATGATCTGTTTTTAGATTTAGACTGGATGGTCACTCCGTTTTTATTAGAACCACCTTTGGATAATGCTCTGCGATGCGATACGTCCTTGCCTTCGCGCTTATCTGCTTTACCATTACCGTTTGCATCTTTACCCGTTTTATCTATTTTACGACGAGCGCGTTGACGCTCCATGCGATTCTCATGTTCGCCTCTAGCTTTCTGTTGTTGATACTCTTTTTTATAAGGTCTTTTTTTTTTTTTTTTTTGAATGAAATGCTACCTTTATACACCAATCAATATATTCATCCACAGATGTGTCTGATCTAAAATTATTTGTTGCTCTACAGACAATCTGAACATTATCATAATTATACTCTTTTCCCGGATTAATTCTATCTAAACTTGCATTAGTAGGTATCACTTGTCCCCGTATATGGTAGCAAGTTAGTTCTACGCCGGACAAAGCACACTTATAATCTTGGTCTGCTATTTTGTATATTAACTGATCTACTGTCAGTGACGAATCTTTTTTCTTAGATAACAAGTGTTTAAAATATGCTTGCCAATCATTGTTCTCTCTTTCGTATCTTCTTTTTACTTTACCCTCACTAGAACATTTAAATCCACAATACATGGAGAGCGGGTTGCTATGCTCAAAAGTTTTACCACAATTAGCACAGTCTTTTTTATGCATTATTTTCTCGGCTTATAAAACTCGCAAGTATCTACTGGACACCACCCACACAAGGGGGTCGGGTTAGGCGTCCACACATCATCTTTGTATGATAGGGCTAACCGATCCAATGACTGTTCAAACTTCTTCCAAGACTTATAGATGGTGTCTCTTGTATAAGACTCTTGAACAAAACTATTTTTCATAATAAATAACAGTCCTGCTTTAATATTATTTATCTCAGGAAAGTGGGCAAATAACATCAGTGCCATCAAGCGTAACTGTTTAGGGTCAGGATATTTATTACTGCCTGTTTTATAGTCAATAATATAAGCGTCCTCGCCGTCAATAATAACTAAGTCAGCAATACCTCGAACCCATCGCTTCTCATCATCGAAGTCACAAGGCTTCATTTCTTTGTTCAACGCCATTTTGTATTCCGGGTATTTCTCCCCTGGAATCGCTATCAAAGTATCTACTACTTTTTTAAAGCGCTGGTAATTTTTAGGTAGTGTCGGTTCAGGATTATTCTCTAAATTTCTTAAATGTGTTTTATGCATGCTTTTTACAATGGACTCTACTTCTTTATCATCCATAGGGGGTTTATTTAATTGATTCCATGCAAACACTTTTTCTCTAACTTTTTCAAATGAGAAACCTTGATTAAACCACAACCCACATAATCGAACACCGGCATCGTTTCGCCCAAGAGGCTTGTATTCTTTTTTCCCTTTATCTAAATTTAATTCTTCATGAGTTTTATTCCATGTTTTAGAAGTAACTCCATTTATGATTTCTTCTATAGGAAGACGAGGTTGCCCATAAGGCCCAACAAGTTTCTTTTTACGCTTTTCCCACCCTATAACATAGTCTTCTAGTGCTTTATGCACCTCTGTCCCGTATATCATTTGTGGTGTAGGCTCTACTTTAAAATTCTGTAGCACCCTCATCTCATGATATTTTCTTGGGCAGTTCTCATACTCTTTTAGGGAGGAGTAACTCCAAGTAAAGTCGCTCAACGGCCTTGTCCTCGATATCTTTTAAAGCTGTGTTTAAATGATTTATTCATAGCACTTGTCTTTGGTCTACGACCACCTTGTGATGTTCGTTTGTGTAAAGACTCGTGACTACTTTCTATCTGTTTTATCTTTGCCATCTTTTACCCTTTTGTCGCCAAAAATTCTTTCGTATCCTTCATCAAACTTTTTCTTATTGGTAGGTCTTTGTAGACTTCCTTTGCCACCGTCACTTACCATGATTTTATTTCCTCTATTAAATCATCAAATGTTAATTTGGTTTTGTCTTCTTCAAATTCTATTGTAAACAAAAATCTAATTTTATCAAAATTGTATACACTATGTGGCACTTGATTATTAAATGCGTAATAAGTATTTCGAGCATATTCTAATTCTGTAAACTTACCTGATAAATTATTAGTCCTCTCTCCGTTTTCAAATAGACAATAGCTTTTACCAAAAGGTAGTAGCATGTTTATGCTAACTCCTCTGTTGTCATCTACATGCCAATCGTAAAAAGTTTTTTTAGACATCTTCAATAAGCCACAGGAAAATTTATGTTTCTCATATAGTCTATTTAAAAAATCACATTCCAAAACCATTTCTATGGGTAGAGGAGTAGCTTTAAAATTATAATAGTCAATCCACTTAGTAGCTGTGGTTGCATAAGAAAACAATTGTTTATCTAGATTAGATATAAAAGGTATTTTAAAGAAGGGTAAGTTTGACTTAACACTCTCCATAATTCTCTCCATAGTTACCCTCGCATGTTACAGGCAATCCCTCTGCCCATACAGGAGGCTTAGACATCTCATCCATGATAAATCGCAGTGCATGATCCTTCTCTGACTCAGGGGCTACACAGACTATTGCGTCATGCACAGTCAACACTGGTCGATAAGATTTATTGACTTCAATCATCTGCTCACCGATCACGATCCGAGCTAATGCTTGAACTATATTCTCTACCACTGCACCACCCCAGATACTAACTTTACCTCGTCTGGAATTGTATACATACTGCGAGTCTTCTAATTTTAACTCAGGATAGTAGATATATAATCCGTTCGGCAGTCTCAATCCTTGAGGAGTGACAAGAATCGTTTTGCGATTATCTAAATAGTATGGCAGTCTGTCTTCCGGCCATGACGCTATTGTCTCTAAAGCTTTATCACATTCTCGCCATAGTTTTACTACCTCATGATTGACCTCTCGGTATAAGTTTACCAGTCGTTGACACTCTTCTTCACTTAGATCTTGACCGGCATTGATCTTCAACACGTTGCGGAGTTTCTTTGCCCCAGTGCCATACCCTAAACCAAGAATACAAGTTTTGCCAACGGCTCTTTCAACTTTGGAGATGTCTTCTTTAGCGTATACACGTTGTGCAAAGTTAACGTATACGTCCTCACCGTTGGCAAACTGTTGAAGGACGTCGTGTTGACCGGCAAGCCACACGAGCACCCTTGCTTCAATTTGCGAAGAATCAACATTTATTACAACGTGATTCGGAGGAGGAACGATCGCGTTCTTTAATGCCTTCTTCTTCGCATCTCGTGACGGGAGATTCTGAAAGTTGACCTTATCAGACCCTGCCCATCGTCCTGTATGTGCGCCATAATATTTCAAGGGGATTGGTAAGTATCCATCATTGCGATCAGCAATCTCAAGGAAGCGTTCGATCCTTGACTCCTCGATGGTAGACTTAGTTCCCAGTCGAACAGCACACAACTCTTGCACCAGTGGATTCTCATGTTCACATAAGTTTAAGAATCCCTCATCTCCTTTGGCAAGAGCATATGTTTCTTTTCCTGTGGTCGGGCTAATCTTCATCGGCACGTCCACTTTGAGTAGTGTGAGAAGTTCAGCAAACTTCTTGTTACTCGCTAGTATCTTTCTGACATCCTCTTCTGTCTCACAGCCTAGTTTAGATTGTAAGTTAGTAAGAAGTTGTTGTTTCTCTTGTTTGAGTTCTTCGAGTCTTGTTTGTAACAACGGCTTATCTAGTTTTAGCATGGGGTTGATAAACATTTTTAATGTTAAGTCGATCAGCCGTATCTCTTCTGCCGGAAATTTTTCTATCAGTATCTTGAATAGATCATAGGTAAGTTTTACATCGTTCTTGCAGTAGACTCCATACTGCCTGAGTTCATGTTCAAGGAAGTCCTCGAGTCGTTTACCTTTAGCTTGTAATACCTCTGTGCCTTTTTCTCCTAGTCCATAACGTTCAGCCAATGCTTTAAGACTACCACCGGCTTCTACTCCGTGTATGGCTCGTGCCATTGATAGTGTGTCGAAATAACCGTTCGGCTCGATCCCGTAGTGCCATTTAAGTATTGCGCCATCGAACTGCGTGTTGTGACACAGTAACATGGAGTCTTGCCAGTCGATAAGTCGGAGACCTTTTGATACCAGTTCTTCGCCTGTGAGCCACTGGATAGGTTCGTGATTGATTTTGAGTCCGACTCCAATGACCTGGAATCGTTCGTCTTTGATGTATTCTTCGGTGGTTAATCTGTTAAGGCCGTAGCCTGTATCATAGAATGTCTCGAAGTCGAGAGTAATGATGTTCACTTAGTCTTTGCTTTCTCTGCTTTGCAGTATCCATGTCCTTCAAATGTAAACCCACACCACCACTTTTTCTTGTCGTAGTATTTAGCAGTGTTTTTACACTTTGTGCATTTGTTTCCTGTTGTTTTTAATACCATACCGATACTAGAAGTGCTATTGCGATTGTCACTGCTACGGCTATGTATGCTTTAGTCGTTTCTTTCATGTAATGTTGATGTAATTTCATATCGTAATAATCCGTATACCCGTAAGCTTCTCGCTCTGTTCTCGGAGTAGGGGTATGTGCATTGTTAGGTTGAAAAAATCTGTAGTTATGTTTCTTTAGATTCTTTTCCCATATCTTGATTGTCTTTTTGCTGACGTTCATATTCTTTCCGATCTTTCTTAATTTGTTTAATTCTTTTTCGTCTGTTTTCATCTGACATGTAGAACCAATTGTTTAAATCCTCGTAAGTCCTGAAGCAACTGATACATCGTGGCTCTCCGTTGATTTCTTCATAGCGACAGATGTCGTTGCATGGACTTACAGGTTTTTTCAACTGACTTTTCGCGATATTTTTTTAGGTTCTATAAACGCATTAGGCTCGATTATGCGTAGTTTTTTCAACCCGTCATTAACCATTTCAGCGTGGACATCTTTAACCTTTTGCTCAAGTGTATTCCATTCTTTGCCTGTTTCCTTACCTGACGCTAATACTTTGAGATAATTTCTTGAGTCCTCAGTTAAAATAATTTTTACTGGCTCAGGGTGTTGTTCCCAATAAACTTGCATTTCAGCCATACGTTTATCTAATTTTACTTGATACTCTTTTGCTTTTTGAATCTCATACTCTTCTGCGTTCATACTACTTCCTTTCATATTTTTGTTGTTCGTCTCGGCATTCTACACTACACCAACGCCGTTTATCTTCTACAGGCTCACCACACCATATACACTCACCAGTGTTATTCTCACCAATCTTGGTGTCCACAGTTTTCATGGTTGCGTCCAGTGCTTTTTGCACCTGATCATTTGCTATATCGATTTCATCACTCAAAACAAACATTCTCCTACTGCTCTCAAAGCAATTTCATAAGCCGATTCTTTCTTCGGTTGTTGTAACTTTATTACTTTAACATCAGGGTGAGAATTGATAAACCATTTATACTCATTATTAGTCCATCGATGTTTTTTAATGATCTCATCTTCACAGTCTAGTGTAGCATGAGTGAAGTCGTCAGTCCTCACAAGAGCCACCCACACAGTATTTACCATTCAGTATTTCTTCTGCTAAATCCTCCCTCACTGATTTACGCTCGGCCTCATCAATCTGATCCTCGATGTTTTTCAGTTCGCTTGATTGCAAAAGAATGGTAATCTCATCAATGATAGCCTGAGCATCTTCTACGTGAGAATCGCCTAGTCGGTGTTGATTGAGAATATCTATGTGGTCTTGCAATAAACTTTTGATTCGTTTGAATAAGTCTTGGCTCATTTCTCTCTCACTTTCTTTCTTAGTTTTTGTAGGTAGTAGTCAGCTTTATCTAAGTCTTCGATCCCGTTCTTCAATGCGAAGCGCCATACATACTTAATGACGTTGGCGACACACACGGCTACGATACCGATAAGATTAGTGGTTGCTGACTCGATGGCGTCAATACACTCGACCTTACCTTGAGTGTAATGCGATGGTCTGTTGACGTTATCCTTTTTCATTAAAATCAAACTTTTGTTTACCTGTGATATAAAACTCTAACATATCAATATTTGTTTCGTCAATCACTAGTGATATTCCTCCACTGATCGATATGTCTCTTAAATGTTTCTGTTGCAGTGCCGTTGGTTTGTTGCCGTTGGCCTTACACTCGATCCCGACAAACTTCCCTCGCCAACACGCGATGATGTCAGGGACACCACTAGCACCGTATCCCCCCGTTGTCGGCATACAGTGGTAGCAGTTTAGTTTGTCTAGAATCTTCTTTACTTTAGTTTTCACTTTCTTCTCGGGTGTCATCTTCAGTTCTCCTATGTCTGAAGAATGTTACTATGTAATTCCCCTGTTTGTCAAAGTCCATCTTCCAGTCAATGTGTCCCATTTCGTTTTGACAGTATGCGTCTAGTAAATCAGATGGACACGCACAGTCCATTATTATATCGTCTAACATTACGCTATCTCCTCTTCGTTACGTTCTTGTTCAAGTCCGTCCAAATACCACTCAATTTCTTTTGAATATACTTCGGACGCGTCGATGGTTTCGTTGCTTCCATCGTCCCAACCTATCTCTAATTTAATATTGTATGATGTGATTCTAGGCATTGTCTCTCTCCTGTGATGTTATACATTCTTTATCTGTTTTAATGTAGATAGTGCTAACAGGATTTGCCTGTTCATAGACTACATTGTTCTTACACAGATACTCTACTGGTTCGTCATACATAAAACTTTGATACATGAGATACCCCTTGTATCCTGACAAACCCACTGCTACTCCAAACGCAAACCAAAACAAGATCACTGCATAGTGCGACATGTCTCGGGCAACAGTAATAATATGATTCTTCATTATCGATTCCTCATTACGTTATTGTTCACATACTCGTCAATGTCCCGAAAGATCATCTGCAAAGTATCGTCGTTTATGACGGCACTGTCTAACATCAAGTCCATCTTCTGCTCAACGTCAGTCCCGTCTTTGTTCCATAGCCGTAAGGCTACGGGTATCTTTATGTCTATATCATAGTCAAACTTTGTCATTTTTTCTTATACCCCCTTACTCTCTCATGATCGTATTCATCAAACCACTCTTCATATTTTTGTTCTAATTCATCGTTAGTATAATCTTTAAGGCCTTTAAGACCATTAATTAAAACATAACGACACCAACCATCTTGAACTTCAACACTCATTTGCAGATCATCGAATAATTTATCGCCAAGCCAATGAATCTTCTGTTCTCTTGTCATGTTTGTTGCCATGCGACTTCCTCACTTTCTTCTAGGTTATAAATTTGTTTAATAACTTCTTCAGGTTCATACATGTCGGAATATCCCATCTGTTCCCAATGGTCTTCATAATCAACACCAATGGTTACTTTCAGTTCTATCTCGCCCTCGTATTCTTTGATTTCATCTTCATACTCAAACCATGAATCTCCTAAGTCATACTCAGCATAGGCTCTATCGTTAGGGGCATAGTTCTCCCATGCCCAAGCCTCAGCTTTTTTCTTTGCCCACTTCTCCAGTAGTTCTTGTGTTAGTTTATATTTAGGCATGGTAACCCTCCCCACAGTCAACGTAGACATCGATGGCCATCTCTTCAAAATATTCTAGTTGGCGTTGATTGAACAGGCTCAAGTCCTCATCGTATAGTCTGTTACTGACTCGTATGATCTTACACTCGTAGCCAGTCGGACTGTCGCCAGTAGCATACATGTCCTTTGTTTCTGTGATCTCTGCCTCGATCGTGTATTCAGTATCATACTTGTCTTCCGTTTGGTGATGAAACTCTACATAATATTTACTCATTGTTGTTCCTTCCTTAGTAAATTAGTTATGCTATTTTCTTTTAAGTATTCTCTGCGTTCACTGTTATATGCAACATTTCTATCATCTTTCGTTACATATACAAACTCATCATCACTCCATTCATCACCTGAATTAATAGCTTTGCATAATGTATCCAGTGTTACAGTAAATTTCTCCCATGTCTTTCGATTGAAGCCCCATAGTTCTATATCTTTTTTCATATCGTTCCATCTTCCTCTCTGCGTAATGCGTCAATGGCTTGTTTGGCTCTCTCGATAACTTCACCATGTGTCCATGTATCCGAGTCTCCAACAAGAATTAATTTAAGTTCTTCGTATTTATTCATAAGTCCAAGCCTCACTTCCGTCTAGTTTCACAGTGCAGATCGGTTTCTGCAGTGCGTAGTTAAATATGTCGAACGATGTATACGCCGTCCCCTCATCGTTCACCCTCAAGACTATGTCATAGTCTAACAATGCCTTGTTTTCTTTTTCACCCCCGTTGATGAATTGCATTTGTATGTGTCTATCTTCAAGCATAACTTGTCTCCCATTCTTCGTTAGATATATCTTCTATTTCATACACTGAGATTCGGTCTTGCCAGTCGTCTGTTGGATCAGTCGAGTAGTCTCGGTCGATAATCTCATTACCATGTAACTCAATGCCACTATCCTCGTCAAAATCTTCCAAGTCACTGCTCTCAATTTCACTCCGTAATCTTAGATCGGTCATGTCCTTGTCTACCTCTAACAGTAACTCTACGCAGACGACATCTTCCACTGGATAGTATGCCGTCACTCTTTTAAATACTTTCTCACTCATATCGTTCTCCTCATAACACAGGTAAGACCTGTGGTTCATTACTGATTGATAAAGCACCACCCCCGTTACCCTCGTCATCACGTTGTGGTATTGCCCACGTTCCATCATCAAAGAACAAGACGACCGAGCGTTCATACCACCCCCACTTGTCTGCCTCTTCCTTTGTCATGTAACGTGCTTCTTTGATTGTCCTACCGACTAGGGCATTCCTTGCGTGTTTGTCCCAGTAGTCCGTCATCTCTTGCTCTGATCTATTCACCTTGAGCCTCCTGTTCTTTCCACCATAACAGTTCATTCTCAAGTGAATCTATCACGTCAGGTAAGTCTTTACGTTCTCGTATGATTCTCTCCATGTCCTCGATACTATCCCAAGAGACACAAGTGTC